CTACTTTAAATTCCCCGTCTAATGGGCATCGTAAGTTTAGACGGATTCCAGCTTGACGGATGGATTGTACTGCGAAGTGTCCAACCGTTTCCGCATCTTGTTCGGTTGTTTCAATCTGCCATTCATCATGTACATTGGCAACAAACCGAGCATCCATATTAGCATGGATTAACTTTCTGTTCAACATTATTAACGCTTGCTTCATCACTATTGCACCAGCACCTTGCAGTAAGGTATTCAGTGCTGCGTGTTGTGACCGGACAATCAGCCTACGACCATCCAATCCAGGTAACCATTCCTTCTCAGCCAATCGACTCACCTTGTCCTTGAGCTTCTGCAAGGCTGGCGTGTTCTTTAAGAAGCTGTTAATCAACCGCTTACCTTCTCGCTCACGACCACCTACAATCGCTCCGATCTTAGCAGGACCAGCACCGTAGAGAAACGCATAGATAAACGTCTTGGCTTGGTCCCTGTCAGTCAGTCCAGCAGCTTTCATGTTAGCTGTGTGGATGTCACCACTGAGTATCTCTTTGGTGTAGGTAGGATCATCCATGAAATGCGCTAACATTCTCAATTCTAACCCAGAAGCATCCGCACCTAATAGTACATTACCATCCTCTACTGTCCATACTGATCTACACTCCTCACCGTACTCAGTACCTACCCTCGGTACTTGTGCGAGATTAGGTTTACTATGGGTCATTCGTCCCGTGATTGCTCCGTTGGTTCTGACCTGACAATGTACCCGTCCCCTTTCAGATACATTCTCAACCCACGACTTAACTTGAGCCACCCGTTTCTGAAGGAGTAGATATCGCAGAATAGGTTTAGCTTGAGGGATTCTAACAGTTTGTAATACTTTCTCATCAACAATAACCGAACCTTTCTCTGTATGTTTTCTTGGTTTCCAACCGAGACTCATTAATCGTTCCGCTATTTGCTTACGGGAACCTGGGTTGAATACGGTTACTTTATCCTTCAATCGCTTACCTGTCTTGTCGCTATATCGCTCAGTCGTTATAGGTTGGAAGACTTGTTGTAGCTCTTCCTCAATGTCTATAAGGCTTTGCTGCCAATCAGATAGCATCGTCATACACTTCGGTACATCTAGCTTAAAGCCGTTTACTTCTTGCTTTTTAACGACAGTAGCGACCTCATGCTCAAGATCAACTGACTGACCCCAGCCCAATAGACTAGAATTAAGATGCGTGAATAGTGCATGAGTGATCTCAACATCCTGTATACAGTACTCCACCATGCTGTCAGATAAGCCACCATCGAAGTCACTGAAGTCCCCTTTTTTTAGCCCTAGTCTCACGCCCCATGAATCGAGAGAGTGTCCTTTTTCTAGCACGGGGTTTAGTAGTCGAGACATTATCAACGTGTCTCTCAGTGGGTTGGAGTTCGTCTTCAAATTCCATAGCTTCTTCAACACTGGTAAATCGAAGCCGATTATGTTGTGACCTATCAGAGTGTCTTCCGGTTCGACGTATCTTAATAACTCGCTTGCTGTTTTCCATACCTTAACTTCTCCGTTATCAATATCTTTAGTGACCGCACACCATATCTCAGTGGCATCTAAGCCATCAGTTTCAATGTCAATCGCTAGTCTTTTCATAGAGCATCCTCCTCGTGTTTTTCTATCATCCTACCTGTTTGCTTATTGTATAGCAACCGACAAGCCGGACCAGTTAAACCGCTGAATCTATTCTTGAGTACCCTTACCTTAGTCGTATGTCTTTCTTCTTCGTCATCGTGCTGACCGTTACGTTCAAGACCTATCACAATATCCGCTACGGTACCCTGAGCCGATGACCCTGTAAGATGCGCTAGACTCGTTGACGCTCCCTCCTCGTGACCCTTGCCTTCAGGTCTCTTCAGATGCGAGACACCAAACAAACATATCTCAGTTTCTTTAACCAGGATACGCAACTCTCGCATGATCTCTTCTAGTGCTTCTCTCTCTGATCCTCTCTGCGCTCCAGCCACGATGATACTTATGTGATCCAGGAAAATGTACTTACACCCTAGACCCTTAGCCATGTACCTAACACGCTTAATGATCTTGTCCTTGTCTAGCTCACCGTTGCTGTCGAGTAGAAACAATCGACCCGTGCCTAACGTAGCCTCGAATGACTCTCGCAGTTCCTTGTCCGACACCTTAGTGGTAGGTAAGTGCAGTAGTTTGTTGGCGTGTAGTGACATCATGGACCGAGCAGTGGTGCGCACCGTCTCCTCCAGGAACAATAGCCCGATGTTGTCCTCACTGTTGTTCAGGATATGGTACACAAACTCACGCATGAACTGCGACTTACCAAGCCCTGATCCGGCAGCAACAATCACCATCTCGTTAGGTCTAATGCCATAGGTCAAATCATTCAACCCCTTGTACGGGTAGTTGATTAGACTGTCTTCCATCGGTGTACTAACTATATCCCACAATGTGCTTCCATCCACAATACCGTCAGGAACAAACCGTTCAGCGGACCACCAATCTTTCATAAAGAGTTCGTGTTGTTTAGACTGCAGATAATCGCTTGCGTCTTTGAACTCACCGCTGTTCTTGACTACTTTAACTTTGGACCCAAACAAATCCGCTACTTGTTGGGATGCTTCCTTGCCCTGAGGGTCGTGGTCAAAACACAAAACAATCGTATCGAAACTGTCGATGTATTCGAAGTTATTCTTACAATCGTTTAACGCTGACCCTGCCCCGTTGCGTACTGATACCACTGCATGAGTACTCACGCCCCCGAACATTTGCCATGCACTCATAGCATCGAACTCACCCTCGCAGATCGTCAGTATCTTTTGACCGGCTGAGAACAAATGCTGACCGAACAGTTTACCATCACGCCAGTTACCGGCTATCGAAAACTTCTTGTCATCGACCTGACGTTTCTTGTAAGCCACGATGTTTCCCTGTTCATCACAGTAGGGGAAGTGGTATTGATTATCTACTTCTATAGTCCCAAAAAACTGACAGGTGTCTCGGGAAAGTCTCCTATCAATGATCGTTTTAAACTCCCCTTGTACACGAGAGAAGGACTGCTTACTGTCTACAACCTTGAGAGATTCCTCACTAGGTTTAAAGGTAGCCTTACCGCATGAGAAACACTTAGTCCCCCAATCGTACACTGTGAGGGCGTCGCTACTCCCACAGTCCGAACAAGGTTGAGCCGTTAGTATCTGAACACCCATAATACAATTCTCCTATCTATATATAACTATATAGTTTAACTATTAGAAACTATTCAAACCATATAATAAAAATAATAACTAATAACTAACTAATTAATACTACTAGACACTACGTCTTGCTCGATTGACACTTCCAAGAGATCCATCATGACTTGCTTAACCCCATGCTCTCGCATCAATTGAGCCATATCCGACAGCACCGCATAGTAGTGAGCTTCATCTTCTGCTACATCCTCGTTCTCTAAGTCCATCATGAGTGGTCTCCTTTCAGTGCTTCAGTCCAAGTGTCTTCATCCACCAGCTGACCGTCAATCAAGAAACGCTTAGTGTGATTGGTCCATAGCAATTGGTACTTAGGTTTTCCGTTGCGGTACACTTCGTAAACAGTTTCGGTTTGTTTCTCAGAGTTCATCAGAGCCTCCTGGTTGAGTTATAATATCATCGGGGTAGGGTAACCCCTCATCGTGAACTACATCGTCGCTATCGTGCTTTAAATCAGGTCTATCGAGCATGAACACATCGTCCATGTCACTGCCCGACAAACAATCGTTGCATAAGTTAATAAATTCTAGCTTCAGATTCTTACGGGTTGCCTCATAGTCAGACAACAACCCGTCACACGCTAGACACTTCATTCGTTCGCCCAGTACTGATCGTCCTCGTAGCGCAGAACAATCAGTTCATCATAGGCATCATCTTGTTCTAAGCTGCGGAACTGTCCGAGGTATTGACACACTTCCCCGTGACTCAGGGATAGAACGTCATCAGTGATTTGGTCCAGCCTTGCATCATTATATTCGTTACTCATTAGCCCCAATCCTTTCTCTCGGTTTCATTCTCATAA